AGAGATGCTACGTCTGCAGACGTTGTAACTAATTATACTTCATCAACAGCAGACAACCAAGCAGTGTATGTAATATTTGCATCTGGTAAAGGAGGTGGTTTGTATTATGTTGGAAGAACATTTTTATTTTTTGATTTATCAGGAGTAAACGGTACTATTACTCAAATGTCTTTAAAAATGACAGGGGCATACAATACCTCAGCGGTCATTGTAGCCGCACAGAGTACTGCTTTTGGTGGATCAGGCGGATCAAACTTGGTTGCAGCAGATTTTGATAATTGGAGTCCAGATTCTCCTACACTATATAACGGAGGGACATCTTGGAGCACTGGTCTTAATACAATGACCATGACCTCAACAGCCGTATCTCATGCCAACACAAATAGCTATTTAAACGTGGTGTTGGTTGAGCGGTATAATGACTCAGAAGATGTTGCGCCAACGACAGATACTACAAAACAAAGCGGGATAACATTCCAAAATTCATCATCACCAATATATTTAGACATTACATACACGCCCACCTCAACTGGATATGGTAATAGTGTAGCAGGATTAGCATCATCAAGCATTGCAAATGTAATCGGCGTGGCAACAGCAAGTATCGCTAACATTAATGGAGTATAATAAAAAAAATTGTATATTTGCACATATAAAACATCAATGTCATGACAACATTCAATTGGGACTGCAAGACAGTCGACGTATACCCATCATCTGGAGACAACACAGACGTAGTCTACAACGTACACTGGCGCTTAACAGGTGTATCTGATCAGCTAGATGCGAACGACAATCCGTATTCGGCTACTGTAATCGGAACACAGACACTAAGCACAGAGGAGATTGTGGACTTCGTACCATTCGAGGACTTGACTCACGAACAAATTGTAACTTGGACACAAGAGGCAATCGGTACTGAGCAAGTAGCTAGTATGGAAGAAAGTGTAAACAATCAGATTGACAACCTAATCACACCAAGTAGTGTGACTAAGACTATCGAGTAATTAAAATTAAAATCAAATGGAAAAGATCACTGAAGAGCAGTTGAAACAACTGCAAGAACTTGTTGGCACCATCAACAACGCACAGACGCAACTAGGAGGAATCGAGATGCAGAAGCACCAGCTATTGCACCAGGTTTCTGAGGTGCAGACCAAACTAAATGAGGTGCAGGCGGAGCTTGAGAAGGAGTACGGCAAGGTCTCTATAAACCTACAGGACGGGACAATCACTAAAGACGAGGAGTCTACAGAAGAGTAAGATGGATATCCGTAAAATATCTATAGGGGCAGACTACAAGTCTAGCTGCATGCATTACCTACATGGTCAAGAGGTGCTCAACGGTGAGTACTTTATACACCTGATTCAGTATGATGTAGATGCAGACGCCTATAAGATATGGATAGAGCGTGATGGTGAGATACTTCTATGGAAGAAGTTCAATCACAACATGCCAGTATCAATCGAGTACAATATAAACTTCTGATGAGATCACCGACCGACTTCATTGTGCGACCGCACAGTGGTAGACGGTATGACAATATTAAAAAGCTTGGTGATGTTGAGCTAATAACTAGCGCATCCCAGGAGGATCATACCGTATCTAACCGCTACGCAACCGTAGTGTCTACACCTATAAACTACTCTGGAGAGATAGAGGAGGGTGACACGCTTATCGTGCATCACAATGTGTTCAAGTATTTTTATGACATGAAGGGTCGTCAAAAGAGTGGCAAGAGCTTCTTGAAGGACGACCTTTTCCTTGTCGACGACTACCAATACTATATGTATAAGCACGATGGTGTTTGGAAGGCTAAGGATGAGTTTTGTTTTATAAAGCCTATCCCGAAGGAGGAGTTTTATGTCTACAGCCCTGGCATAGAGCAGCCTCTTATGGGTGAGATTAAGTACACAAATAATAAATTACTATCTTACGGCATAGAGGTTGGAGACGTTGTATCTTTTAAGCCTGACAGTGAGTATGAGTTTAACATAGACGGTGAGAAGCTATACCGTGTAAGAACAGATTGGATCACATGGACGCCAAAGAGATTAAGATAGAGATAATCCGTGCCGCAGAGACGGCGGTTAAGGAGCTGATAAAGGTAGCTAAGGAGTCTATCATCAAGAAGGACTTCGATGATTTGTCTCCGGAGCTTGCTGCGGACAGACTAAAGAATGCTGCGGCAAGTAAGAAGCTAGCCATATTCGACGCCTTTGAGATCCTGTCTAGGATAGAGGCAGAGAAGGCTATGCTTGAGGACAGTGTGTCTGGCAGTAAAGACATGAATAGTTTTGCAGAGAGAAGAGCTAAGTAATATCATCCCTCCATCTGTACTAAAGAGTAAGAAGTTTGAGTATGGATATGATGAGAAGTACGACATCGTTGTCATCTCAAGGGACGGTACTATAGGTCAGATACTTAATATCAATGGTCTAAAGGTGGCGCTGCCTGCCACGCCGAAGGACATATACAAGAGATCTTCAAAGAAGGCAGAGCAGTACTGGGAACCGTTCGAGTACCCCAAACAGCTACAGAAAATACGATCAATATTCCAGTGGAACCAAGCCCCGAAAGAGTTTAAGACTCAGTGGGTGGACTATATAGAGAGCGAGTTCGATCGTAGAGAGTATGGCTTCTGGTTTATGAATAACGGAGAGCCGACCTACATAACTGGGACGCACTATATGTACCTTCAGTGGACAAAGATAGATGTCGGTCACCCAGACTTTCGTGAGGCGAACAGGATGTTCTTCATATTCTGGGAGGCGTGTAAGGCCGATCCTAGATGTTTTGGCATGGTCTATCTAAAGATACGTCGATCAGGTTTTTCGTTTATGTCTTCAGCAGAGACGGTTAACACAGCCACACTGGCAAAGGATGCCCGTATTGGTATACTGTCAAAGACCGGTTCCGATGCCAAGAAGATGTTCACCGACAAGGTGGTCCCAATATCAAGTAACTACCCATTCTTCTTCAAGCCAGTGCAGGATGGTATGGACAAGCCAAAGACAGAGCTAGCGTACCGTGTCCCTGCATCTAAGATTACCAAGAAGAATATGTATGACATTGATCAGGATGGCCTCACAGGGCTTGATACCACGATCGACTGGAAGAATACTGACGACAACTCTTATGACGGGGAGAAGCTACTGCTACTTGTTCACGACGAGAGCGGTAAGTGGATAAAGCCAAACAATATACTGAACAACTGGCGTGTCACAAAGACCTGTCTTAGGCTTGGTAGTCGAATCATAGGCAAGTGCCTTATGGGGTCGACATCAAATGCACTAGATAAAGGTGGTGACAACTTTAAGAAGCTGTACTACGACTCAGATCCAAACAACAGAAACGCAAACGGTCAGACCAAAAGCGGACTATATTCGCTCTTCATACCTATGGAATGGAACCTTGAAGGCTTTATAGATCGGTATGGAAATCCTGTTATGGAGACCCCAGATAAGCCTATCGAGGGAGTTAATGGTGAGTGGATAAAGCAAGGGGCTGTAGACTACTGGGAGAATGAGGTGGCCTCTCTAAAGAACGATCCAGATGCACTCAATGAATTCTATAGACAGTTCCCACGGACTGAGTCTCACGCATTCAGGGATGAGAGTAATTCATCGATATTCAATCTGACAAAGATATACCAGCAGATGGACTACAACGACAACCTCATCAGGGACCGTGTCCTTGTTAGAGGGTCATTCCACTGGCGTGACGGCAAGAAGGACACAGAGGTTGTGTGGACTCCTGACGATAGGGGAAGATTTCTTATCTCTTGGATACCTAATCAAGCTCTGCAGAATAGACACGAGATGCGCAACGGTATGAGGTTCCCTGGCAATGAACACCTAGGATCATTTGGCTGTGACTCGTACGATATATCAGGCACGGTAGGTGGTGGTGGATCTAATGGTGCGCTACACGGACTGACTAAGTTCCACATGGATGACGCACCGGTCAATCAGTTCTTTCTGGAGTATGTGGCAAGGCCACAGACGGCTGAGATATTTTTCGAAGACGTGCTTATGGCGTGTGTATTTTATGGTATGCCGCTACTTGCAGAGAACAATAAGCCTAGACTACTCTATCACTTTAAGAATAGAGGGTATAGAAGGTACTCGCTAAACAGACCCGACAAGCCTAACCGTGAGCTGTCTAAGACAGAGAAAGAATTGGGAGGTATACCTAACTCATCGGAGGCTGTGAAGCAGGCGCACGCATCGGCTATAGAGACATATATAGAGAAGTACGTAGGTCTAGATATGGAGGGTACGTACAGGTCTCCAGACGAGATGGGGTCTATGTATTTCTCAAGGACATTGCAGGACTGGGCTAGGTTTGATATAAACAACCGAACAAAGTTTGATGCATCTATTAGTTCGGGATTAGCGATAATGGCAAACCAACAGTATCAGTACCACGCCGTTAAAAAAGAATCAAAAATAAGCATTAACTTTGCAAGATATAATAACAAAGGACGACTTAGCGAAATAATTAGATGAAAGAGGTAAAGATATCTATCACCCCGTCTTCATTCCCTAGCCAATATGTACCAGACTCTCAGAAGAATACGAAAGAGTTTGGACTACAGATAGGTCAAGCCATTCAGTACGAATGGTTTCGCAGGGATAATAGCGGGTCAAAGTTTTTTAATCAGTGGGATGCATTCCACAAGCTACGCCTCTACGCAAGAGCTGAGCAGTCTGTCGCTAAATATAAGAACGAGCTATCTGTAGATGGCGACCTGTCTTACATGAACCTCGACTGGACCCCTGTCCCTATTATTCCTAAGTTTATTGATATCGTTGTCAACGGTATGTCAGACAGAATGTTTGATGTAAAGGCATACGCACAGGATGCGATGTCTGCCGAAAAAAGAAACTCGTATCAAGATACTATCGAGGCTGATATGGTCTCTAAGGATTTGCTGAACATGGCAAAGAACGAGTTTGGCATCGATGCCTTCAACGTTCCGCCAGATCAACTTCCTGAGAATGATGAGGAGCTACAGCTGCATATGCAGCTTAACTACAAGGCGTCTATAGAGCTTGCAGAGGAGGCGGCGATCAACACAATACTTTCAGAGAACAAGTATGAGGATATTCGAAAGAGAGTACTTTATGATATCACTACGCTGGGTGTTGGATCTGTTAAGCATGAGTTTCTACCCGGAGCAGGGATTGTTGCTAAGTATGTCGATCCAGCGAACCTTGTTTATAGTTATACCGAGGACCCTAACTTTAATGACTGCTTCTATTGGGGAGAGGTTAAGACGGTCCCTATTACAGAGGTTGTCAAGATAGACCCTACGGTTTCAAATGAAGATCTAGAGAAGATAGCTAAGTACAGTCAGGACTGGCATAACTACTTCCACGCAACACAGTACTACGACAACTCACTATTTAATAATGATAGTGTAACCTTACTCTACTTTAACTACAAGACCACTAAGAAGATGGTCTACAAGAGAAAAGGTGAGAAGGTTATCGAGAAGGACGACGAGTTTAATCCACCACAGGAGATGATGGAGGAGAGAGGCTTCGATAAGATCGAGAAAAAGATCGAGGTCTGGTACGAGGGTGTTATGGTTATGGGGACCAATATAGTTCTCAAGTGGGAGCTTGCTAAGAATATGATCAGACCAAAGTCTGCATCACAGAATGCTATGGCTAACTATGTAGCCTGTGCCCCTCGTATGTATAAGGGTAATATTGAATCACTGCTAAGACGTATGGTTCCGTTTGCTGATCTTATTCAGATGACGCACCTAAAGCTACAGCAAGTGATTCAGAAGGTTGTACCAGATGGTGTCTTCATAGATGCCGACGGACTCAATGAGGTTGACCTAGGAAACGGTGCGACATATAACCCAGAGGATGCGCTTAAGCTTTACTTCCAGACAGGTTCTGTCGTAGGAAGAAGCTACACGCAGGACGGTGAGTTTAACAACGCACGAGTCCCTATACAAGAGCTTTCGAAGAATTCAGGGCAGGCTAAGATAGCCAGTCTTATCGGTAGCTATAACCACTACATGCAGATGCTTCGTGATGTCACTGGCCTTAATGAAGCACGTGATGGATCTATGCCTGATCCAAACTCTTTGGTGGGGTTACAGAAGCTTGCGGCACTAAACAGTAACACAGCGACACGTCATATATTAGACGGTGTCTTAGACATAACAAGAGACCTTGCGGTTGCATTGTCTTGTCGTATATCTGACGCACTTGAGTACTATCCTTACAAGGATGAGTTTATCATGCAGATCGGCAAGTATAATGTAGAGCTTTTAAATGAGATTAAGGACCTACACATATATGACTTTGGTATCTTTATAGAGGTGGCACCTGATGATGAGCAGAAGCAACAGCTTGAGCAAAACATTCAGATGGCGCTATCACGTGACGCTATAGACCTTGATGACGCTATCGATATTCGTGAGGTTAGAAATGTAAAACTAGCCAATCAGTTATTAAAGGTTAAGCGCAAGAAAAAAGAGAAGGCTCGTCAAGAGTTTGAGATGCAAAAGATACAGCAGCAGCAACAGGCGCAGATGCAGTCACAGCAGATGGCGGCTCAGGTTGCGGCACAAAAACTTCAGATGGAGACTCAGTCTAAGATGCAGATCGCACAGGCGGAGGCTGGTTTCTCACTAGAGAAGCTACGTGGAGAGGCAGAGCTTAAGACGCAGCTAATGCAGCTTGAGTTCCAGATGAATATGCAGCTTAGAGGTATAGACGCAGAGTTAACAATGCAGAAGGAGAATGATAAAGAGAAGGCTAAGGCTGATCGTATCAGTAAACAGAACACACAACAATCTAGATTGATTGAGCAGCGTAAGAAAGACTTACCACCAATCAACTTTGAGTCTAACGAGGACACCCTCGATGGATTCGATCTAGCTGAGTTTGAACCTCGCTAGAAATATAAACTTTATTAATGCGTAATTTTGCGCCATAAATCAAATCTATTATGGAATTAAAAGTTAAAGAGGTCGCAGGACCTGGACAAAAGTCTGTTCAAGAAGTTGAAGAGCAACTACAAGAGCAGCATCAACAAGCTACCGAGCAAGAGGTGGTTGTTGAAGAGACAGTTGTTGAAGAGACAGCTGTTGAAGATACGGCTCAGTTTACTGAGCAAGACGTTCTTTCATTTATTAAAGATAGATATAACAAAGAGATAAACTCTGTGGATGAATTGTTTACACAACGTGAGCAAGATATAGATCTACCAGAGGATGTATCAGCCTTCTTAAAGTACAAGAAGGAGACCGGTCGTGGTATCGATGACTTCATGAAGTTGCAAGCCAACTATGATGAGATGAAGCCAGACCAATTATTGCGAGAGTTCTATTCGGCTACAGAGTCTGATTTGGATTCAGAGGATATTGAGTATCTCATGAGTGAGAAGTTTTCTTACGACGAGGAGCTTGATGATGAGGCTGTAGTTAAGCAGAAGAACATCGCAAAGAAAAGAGAAGTTGCCAAGGCAAA